CCACGAGCTTTTTCGACCGCTTCAAGACGTTCTGTGATTGGAGCGAGCTTAGCATCTAAAATTTCACTAAACTGTTTAGTGATATCCTCTTCGCCAGCTGGTTCAGTACCTTCTTCTTTTTCGATAGCCTCCAACCTTTTAGTGATTGGTGCCAATTTTTCGTCTAACATTTTTTCAATATCTTCTTTTTTCACTTCTTCTTCCTCCTCCTCTTCAAGAGCTACTAATTCAGCAAGCGCCGCATGCGCATCTTTGATTTTCTGCATATTGGCAGACGATATTTTTTTACCTGCTTTTTCGATGTTTTTTGGTGGCTTGCCAACAGCTTTCGCTATATTTTCGGAAGCAAGTAATTCAATTAGGATGTCAGATAAATCTTGTATTGCTTCGCGAATTTTGGTTTCATCGTCCTCAAATTCGTATTCGTCTGTTTGCCAATTGTAACGACGTAAAACAGATTCGAACGAATCAATAGCTACCCAAAAACGATTTGCTTTTGAACGTTGTTCGTATTGATCCTTCACTGCGCCTTTTTGAATCTTCTCACCAGTGAAGAAGTTTTTAAGTAAATTAAAAAAGCCCTTAACTTCGTCATCTTCATTTGACTTCGTAACAGGCTTTTCTTCATGTTTTTCTATTACCTCGGCAGTGCCGGCCATTGAATAACCGGTTAAATTTCCAGACTTTACATCTTCCCAAATATCATCATTGACTTTTGTTACCAGCACCCAAGAACCTTTTTTAATCTCTTGCTCTCCGATAGTCATATCAGTAGGTGCAATATAAGACTCAACCACTTCTGCTACACCTGGTGTGAAGTCATGTTGCTTATCAATTTGTTGATATTTCAACATAAAATTATGAGCTGCTTTTTCGATCTCTTCTTCAGTGGCGAAATCTCCTTGGGCATCAATCTCGTTAGGTTCATAAACGATGCCGTACACTAACTTCTTTTCTTCCTCTTCCTTATTGATGAAAATATTAACCTTTTTTTCGAATGTCGGTTGTTCCTCTGATTTTGTCAGAAAAAATGTCTTTTTGTTAGCCGCTTTGTCAACGAGCGACACAAAGCTAATTTCCATGTTTTTGAGCTCTCTTGGCACAACTATCACCCCCTTTCAAGTAAAAAGACTTAAAACACTTTATGGATTTCATTCTTGCTCACCCCAATCAAAAAAGCGACTGTTCTCAGTCGCTGATTTTAATGTGTTTCCAAGTTTTATTATGTTTTATTCTTAAAATCGCTGTATCTTCTACGCCGTATTCCCTCGCTAATGATGCTGCGCTTCTACCCTCGCGAAGCTTCAGTTTTATCTGTCTAACCTTTTCATCTGTTAACTTAGCTTTTGGACTGTTTTCTCCTAAAAAATTTTCTCTTTCCACATAATAGGTTTCCCCTTCAATGTGACTCCATAGTTTTCCTCGCATTATTAAGGATATCACTCTTTGGGTAACTCCGTATTTTCTCGCCAATTGATACTGATTTAATTTAGAGGTTTTTATTTCCCTTACCTGTTCTTCTGTTAATTTGCCACCGCCTCCATTTCGGCTACCTTTTGCTTGTCTGCTTTTCTTTACCATATCCTCACTGTTTTCCTTATATGTTCCTACTCTTAAGTGATTCGGATTGAAACAATCTCTTTGATCGCAAGTGTGCATTACGACTTTTCCGTCAGGTATAGGTCCTTTTTCTCTTTCGTAAACGTATCTGTGCAAAGGAACTGTTTTTCCATATCTTTTGATATGGATATACCCTGTGCGCTGAACCGCATGACTTGTGCAAATCCAACACCCGTTTTCGTTTACCTTATAAGTAATAGGCTTTACTTTTCTGTGGTAGTTTTCGTTGTACACGAACACTGGCATCACCTTGGGATTAGTTATATAACCTATATAACCATTATATCTAGCGATGCCTTTCTTTTCAATATAAGTTATATAACTTATAATGGATAACAGGAGGTGTGTTGCATGGCTGTCGATAAAGAAAAAAACACACAAGTGCTTGTGACGTTTCCTAATGACTTGTTAAAAGAAATAGAAAAATACTGGCATGAAAATCATCTTAAAAACAGAAGTGAAGCTATTAGAGAACTTGTAAAAAAGGGAATCGAAGCATCTAAATAAATGGTTAGGTGCTTTTTTAACTATTCAATTCTTCCAGTGCTTCTTGCCGCAACTGCTCTTTTTCTTCTTGAGAAAGTCCAAGAATTGATTCATCGACCACTGGACCCATTGTGCAATGGCAATTCACACGCTCTTTCGCAGATAACGAAGGATCACGGGGATACTGACAGGTTTCTCCACTGCCCTCTATTTCAAATTCTTCATCCACACCAACCTCTACGCCATCCATGGCCACATGATTTTCACGGGGTTGATTTTTCTTACTACCAGAATGCTTCCACTTCTTTTTTACAACCGCTGGGCTTTGCATATAAGATTCCCATTGCGCCCTACTGGAAGCAGTTAAAATTTCTGTGATTGCAGTTTTCCGTGCCCTCTTTCTATCAAATTCGGGTAAATTCTTCATTTTTAGTTCTACATCTTGAATAGAGTCTCCGTTCTCAATAGCAGTCGTTAGCACTTCCTCAATTGCTTTATGAGTATTCAACTGCATTAAATCAGCCAGCTTAGTAGACCAATCTTTTACCCAATTCGTTGTTTGAGTGGATGTCTCTACAAAAGGGATATCCGGATCAATTGATTCCATCATTTTTTTGCACAATTCCTCGACGGTTAGTTGAAGAAATTCTGCTGTTACTTTACCAAACTCCTCTGCAAATTCATCTGCAGCAAAAAGATTATTAGTAAAGTACTGTAGCAAAGCTTCTAATGTTGGCTTGTCATCTTTGGATACAAATGCTTTCATTTCTTTTAGATAAAGCTTCCTCTGATTCCTTAAAAGTTTAGCGACCTCTTTTTCATAATTTTCAACGATTTGAGGAATCATATCTAACCCGGGGAAGTCAGCGACTACATCCGTGAGTTTTTCGTCATCGTCTTCCTCGGCCTTTTTGATAAATGCATTCAAACTTTTTAGGAGTTGTTCAACCTTGCTCATACTTTCAACTCCTCAAGCGCATCTCTTAGATCTTTCAAGAGCAAAATCAAATCGTTTTGTTGCTCTTTTGATTTCTGCATCATAATAGGGAAAGTTGTTTGCTGTTCCCTCAATACCATTTGGAATGGCAAGTTAAATTCTTCAGGCCATTCCTCAAGTGTTTTGCCTAAAACCCTACCTAACAGGTCTCTAAGGTCATTCGGTGAAACAGCTCCAGCATTAATAAAAGGCGTTAAGACCTTTGCAATTTCTACTGGGTCCCTAAAGTCAGGTCCTTTCAAAGTGATTTTTACACGTTGCAATTCCAACGCAGGAAGAAATAATGTGTTTAATTTGTTTGCTAGGGAATTTCTTTCTGGCTGAAATACTTGCTCCTCTGTTATTTTTCGAGCCGTATCCGCCGTTGCTCGGTTGTATTCATGAGCTTCACCGGTATAAAGTGGCGGCAATCGAAAGGCTGAACGCAACTTTTCTCGCGTTTTTTGGTCATATTCAAGGAACAAAGCGTCTTGTTGTAAAACTTCGGCTAATGACTTAATTTGCACCTTAACAGGAGTAACCTTTTCCTCCCCATCCACAAAGTTTTCTTGTGGAATTCCTTCTGCTTCGAGTAACAGGAATTTATGAGCGTTTTCTACCCCTTCAATGCTGTTCATGTATTCTTGGAGTTGATTGAAAGATTGTTCAGATAACATTCCGTTTTCTACTACAATCGCAGCAGGAGTATGCCTTCCTTGCTTGAAATACATGTAATTAAGTTCTTCTGCTTTTCTAGCACCGTATAAAGAAACAATATGGCCAATCCATCTAGGGATACCATATGTCCCGCTTCCAATTTTGAAATGGATTACTTCCGTTGCCCTTAAATGTTCTGGTGTGCTTTCATCAAATTTGCCATTTGTTAGATTCATCACTCGAGGATCGCCATACTCCTTAAAAAACACCTTCTTACCATTCACCATTTGCACATATCGTCGGAATTTTTTCCAGCGTTTGATTTTTTTCGGCACTCCGTTTTCTGTGATGGTAAATTCAACTTCTTCCGGCACTGTATAGGAACACACCCTCATATTTTGACAATCGATGTATTCAATTCCAGCCGGCCTTCCCAGTCCATCTCTCAATACTTCAATAAAGCCGTTTCCTGTCTTTTCTCGATCTTCAAGAGCATAACCAAAAATTGTTTCCGTCGCTTCATCAAAATGAAGGTATTTGATGAATTCCTCTAATCTCATCCATTCATTTTCCGCTCTTTTTATTTCGTCTTTCGAAATATCTTTAGCGTTAACATCAAAAGTATACTCGGGTTGAAGCCCAAATCCGACTATGTTTGTTCTATAGGCATCTACGCATTGTTGGAGTATGGTTGAATATTCAGCTATTTGCTTTAATTCCTTTAAATTGTAAGGAGGTTCGATTACTTCATCGTTGTACAAATTCTTAAATTCGTCTTCATATATTTGACGTGTCGTTGTACTTGGTGCTTCTACCTTCACAACACGTACACGCATTTGTTGCTGTGCCATAGCCTACCTCCTTTCTCTGTTCGGTCTTTGACGCTCTTTCGGCTTTTCTTTCAAGTCTTCAACTTCATAGTCATCTAGTGCATACCAGATGGCCGAAAGAGTATGCGGGTCAATGTTAAATTCGTCTTCGATGATGTCCCCATTCTTGTCTTTGGCATATGTCAAATCTTTTAATTCAAAAATGGTGTTCGTACATATATCCGAACAAATGATTTTTTTAAACCTCTTGATTTTCTTGGTGTATTGTAAGCGAGAACCTGGAAACTTTAGTGCTCCTACCATATTGAACCCCTGTTTACGGTAGTATCGAATGGTCTTAGGTTCAGCACTATCAGCTTTGATAAGTTCCTGCGTTTCTTTAAACTCGGCTATCTCTTCGGCCGTTTCATCGTCCGTCATTTGATTCTTGTAATACTCCCAGTAGATATAAAGGTATTTTTTATCAGGATCCACAGCCAAACGTATAACGGCGTTATAAGAATCAACAAACCCAAAGTCCATGCCAACGCGTTTTATTGGTTTATGAATGTTTGAAATAGCTTTCATGACCTCATCATGTGGAGCAACTTCGAACTGTGGCAATACTTTAACGCCATTCACGCCAAAATGACCTTTCCGAGCAATTCGGTAAAGGTCTGGGTCATAATCTTTTAATTCGTCTAACTGTTCAATGTAGCTTTCAGGCAAAAATAAATTATCATCAGCTGTTGAGTGATGATAATAGGTGTCGTTTGTTATAATTGTCCGTTTTTCATAAAGTTCTTCATCATCCAGAATTAAACGGTTATTTTGTTCATCCTTGAAAAAGTGTTTATAAGTCCAGTTGTCTTTGCTCACTGGATTTGTTGATAGGATCATATGAAGTTTCAATGTTGGATGTCTCAAACGTCCTAACAACTCTTTAAAACCAGCGTATTTAATCTCTGAACACTCTTCAAGCCAAATTATTGAGATGTTGTTTATTGACTTTAATTTGGATGGCTTGTCCATCCCTTTAAAGATGATTTTGCTTCCATTTGGAAAACGAATCTGCATCGGAGATACTATACATTTGATTTGATTTTCTAAGCCTAAGTCGGTAATTATCTCTTCAAGTAACGAGAAACACGATTCCCGAATCGTTTCATAAACTTCACGAACGACTAATGCTGTTCGTTTTTCGCTTAATAGTTTTAAGATTAGTTTTAAAGCAATGTGATAGCTTTTAGACGAACCATAACCGCCGACAAGAAACTGAAATTTCGTGGACCAATCAAACAGAAAGTCTTCAAAGTGAGGGTTCACTTCTTTTTCAATCATGATCCATCACCTTTACTCTTCCGCTTGATGAGGATTTCAATCGGCTTGTCGTCGGATCCAGAAGAGATTTTGTCTACTTCGGCTTTTGTCTTTTCAATGTCTAAGCGCATTTGTTCAAGTTTTAGGCGTCTTTCGTCATCTTCATGTGCCAATTCATTGAACTGCTTGATCAAGCTTCTTAACTCGCTCATTGCCCTAGATTGAGCATTCATGAAAGTTGCATGACGATCCCAAGCGAATTGGAATTCCCACTCTTCTTCGGTAGTCTCGTAATTCTCCCCAATATCTGACTTAGTTTTCTTAAGCTCCTTAATCATTTCATCCTTATCTTCAACATACATAATCTTTTGAGCCCGAATAATGGCAGCATATTGAATCATGATTTGATCCCATATTAAATCAGCTGGGCTTTTTTCATCTAACATTCCCATAATTTCTAATGTTTCCTGGGGGATGTATTTTGAGAAGAAGCCGTGCTTTACTGCGTTTTGGTTTCCTGTAGGCGCTCCACCTTCATTTCCAACTGCATTCTTATTACCTAATGGCGCTCCCCTTTTCCGTTTGGTAACGTTACCTTTTGATTTAGTAACGTTACTATTCAAAGCTTCATCCCATTTATCTTGATTTTTCCATTTTCGAATTTGTGAATCTGAAACACCCAGTTCGGCGGCAATGTCTTTTAGTTTCTTTTTTCCGCCACTCTCTTTCCAAATCTCGAATGCTTGATCTCTTTTTGGATTTCTTGGTCTTGCCACGTCACATCACCGCCACCTCCGTCATATTTGAGTTGTTTTGGACAAAAGAAAAAGCACCCAAAATAGGTACTTTTTTTATAAAATCTGAATAATTTTTATTGAATTAGGTAGGCTTTTTTGTCTGACTAGGTGGTTTTGGAGGTCTTGGTGTTTTTGGGGATGGCTTTAAACCATGATTAATTTTAGGATTAGGGTTAATTTTTGGTATTTCTTTTTCACTACTCATAATTTTCCTCTCCTCTCTTATCTATTTCTATAATGATTTTCGAATTAACATCAAAATTAAAATAGACAAATGGCATATCATACAGTTCTCTTAATTCTCCGCTTTCGTCATCAAAAACCTTTACTTGTGTTAATAAGAGTTCCCTTTTATCATCTTTTTGTGAAAATGCTGACACAGCACCTTGGTAAACGATATTAGTTTCTAAATCACGTATATTAACCCACTCTACATCATTAGAGGCAAATACAAATTCCCAAACATCATCATCTCCGTGCTTACTGGATATCCCTAACATGTTAGAAAATTTAAAAACAAACTTTTTATTAATAATTATAACAAGCAATACAGATAAAAGTACTCCAATAAAAGTTGACCAAACTACTTCAGTGACATTAATTTGAACTTTACTGTCAAAAAGTGTTTTCATAAATGTTGATTCAAGTGGTGAATATCTTTCAAATACTTTTTCAATAATAAAATTAATTAATAATACACATAAATAATATAACAAATAAGAAACAACACCCAGTAAGAACGAATGAATAATAAAATGAAATAACTGCTTTTTTCTGTGACTTGTTAAAGTATCTATTATAGTAGTCGAAAGAATGCCAGGTAGAAATAGAAAGAGTATCCTTACTGTTAGTTCAGTTAATTCTATAGTAATTACCCCCTTCCGCCTACTCATTTCGACAGAAGGAGATAAAATCCTGCATTAATAATCATCTTTTCACTAATACAGACTTCGTACGTCATACCGTACGTCATGAAATTCTTTCTTTTACTTTTTTTCTTGCTCTTTCAATGTATTGCTGGACAGTACGCTTTTTAATTCCCAATTCATCAGCAATTTCAGCCATGCTTAACCCTTGTGCAGCATATAAAATATAGCATTGTCTTTCTCTCAATGAAAAAGAAGAAAAAATGTTTAATAGGATTCTCTTTTGTGAATCAGATAAATATAATGGCTTTTCATTCGGCTCTAATTGTTCTGAGATATCAGGAATTAAATCCATGTTTTCAAGGTATTTGATTTGATATGCTTTTCTCTTATCAATCCCACGGCGTAAACCTGGTTGTCTCCCAGTTTCAAGCCATTCAATTACAAAATCCATATCATCAGCCATGCTGTTAATTATCTTAATATCCTCCTTAATAGCCGGGTCTTTCTGATTTAGACTGTTTTTTAGTTTATTTAATTGTTTTTTACCTTCTCGATATTCAAGCAACAGATCGTCAGCCCAAATTCCCATGAAAATACCCCCTATCGTTGTCTTAAAGCTCCGCCTTTTCCTCGCCGATATACGGGCATATTCATTCCCATAAGGTCTTTTATCTCGGATTCAGTTAAACGCTCTGAATGGCGCTTCTGTGGCTTCATACGGTGGTCTTTTTTCGATGTTTTAGTCATTTCATCATCTCCTTTCAAACAAAAAAGGACACTAATCCCGCTAATGCGTGATCAGTGCCCTGGTTGTTCCAGTAGCAGTTATTAAATTTTTGACTCATATTGTTCATCAATCGTTAATTGTTTTCGCTAATGGATGAACTGTTCTAACTTCATGAAATAATCCTGTTTTTTCATAGGCAAATTTTGCTGAATCATACGCTTCTTCAGGAGTGTCAAACTTTTCAAGTAACAATCCATCTAAAAAAATCCCATATTTCATCTCTTTCCCTCCTAGTGTCATTTTTTCGTATAACTAATCTCGTAATAAATCGGCTTACCATTCTGCCAATTGATGATCTGCTTTCCAAATCCATTCCCCGGAACATCTACTTTCTCCAGCTTTCCATCTATCACTCTATAAACAGCATTTTCTAAAAGGCTAATCTCAGCCGTCATTTTTTCTATGTTGATATTCACCGGAATCCCTCCCGTGTAGTATACTTTTATTAAGCCCACAAGTTTTGCCGGGAGAGATCTCGGCGTTTTTTCTTTATCGATCAACTACTTTCTTTCTTCCGTTTCTCCACTTCCAATCCACAACACCAATCCTTTTCGGTCGATCGGAAAGATCGCACTTCCATCCAGTCCTGAGCCGTTCAAGTTCCTCTTTTGAAAGATAGTGGATTTTCACTTCTTCTTAAATCATTAATGATGAAACGAAACCAAGCTCATTCGTCCTTTATCAACTCGATTTTATAACCATCTACTTCAGACACTTTTGACGCTAAACAAATGTAAACACATTCTCCGTAATCATCTAATCGCTGTAAAACTCTTTCTTTTGCGATTTCGTCGTTTTCAGCGACAACAAGTTCCGAATGATCGCCGTCATCACATACAGCACTAACTAAAAATAATTTCATTCGCTATCAACTCCTTTCACTTAATAACACGGCCGATCAATCTCTCTAAGGTTCATTCCGATCTCTCCATCACTTCGGTCAATTTTTCGTAAATAAAACTTCTCGTACCTGGACCGCCCTCATTCATCCGTTCGATGCATTCTTTTATTGCGTTCTCATATCGTTCAATCTTTTCTACCTGTTCAATAAGCCAATCAAATACTTTTGAACGTTTATGATATAACTCATCATCAGTTGCAGTTACTAAATTCTTTATATGTTTTCGCCACTCATAAGCTTCGTTCATTAGTTCTTTTTCAGTCATGCTGCACCTCCAACAATTCCGGGTTTTCGTAAATTCTATTTCTGATTGTTGACCAATCTACATTGAAGTGCTTTGCTATTTTGTTCACACTCCACCCTTTGTCAAGAAGTATTCTTAGTTCATCCAAAGGAATATTTCTACGCTTTTTAAATTTCATTCCTTTTCTCTTTCTATTTGCGTTAGAAATTTTATTTTTATGAGATTCAGTAAGTTTTTTACCTTTATTGTGTAAACTTTGATGATCTGACACATATCGTATTTCAAGATTTTCTCGCAGGGCATTTAGTTTGTTTTCATCCTTATGATGAACATATTCTTCTGACCTTAACTTCCTTTGTTCCCAATACATCATCAGCAATCTATGGACGTGAATTTTTTCTTTGTGTATACTCACTGCTGGATACTGCCCATGTAGGTAAATTGTTTTTAATCTTGTAACTGGTTTATTTGTGTACCAAAGAATTGCTTTTTCTAAATCAGAATAATCTACAATACAATTACATTTGTTTATGAACTCAATTGGTTTCTGGACTCTGACTATCACGCAACAAATCACCGTCCTGAAAAATATTGCCGATAACCTTAATTTTGTGGTCGTATGGTTCGAATGCATAATTAAACGGATAGAATCTATCTTTTGATTTAACACCGAAAGAAAATACATCAAATACAACTTCTCCTCTTATATCTAATTCCCAACAACCATACCAATATTCGCCACCATATACGCGAACAATATCACCTTCATAAATCTCTGTTCCGTTACGGTCTTTTAATCCTGTGTACTCCCCAACTGTTTCTATATCAATTTCATACCAATCGTCATTTCCGTAATCATTGAAATTAACAATGTAAGCTGCATCATCATGTATTACCAAGTTTCCGTAAAGCCAAGAATCGTCATAAACACTTTTTCCACGAAACTTAATCTCTCTCATCCCGTTCCCTCTTTTCCCTCATAAACTCCAAATAATGCTCACGTATTTTCCACGCCATTTTCGGACCGATCCCCGGGATTTCCTCAATCCTCCCAAGCCATTCCATCATGATTTCTGTGTCTTGTTTCATTTGCTGCTTGCTTCCGGCATAAAAACCTTTATTCCAAGCTTCCATCAGTTTTGGATCTAAGGGAGAAGCATGTTTCTTCTCCCGTTTCAGTTTGCGGAGTGTGCTGCCCATTGGATCACCTCATTTCTTGTCAGTGCTTCGCAAAATCTGAATTAATACTCAGTGGAACAAAATAAATATGGTTTGCCTTTCCATTCTTTTTCTAATAATTCGTCAGCTGGAACACTCATAGTAGTATCTTCTTCATTTTCAAGGTAATCTTCTTCAAACTCTTCGTTTCCATAACGGTCAACTGTAACGTAAAAATTTGTTAAATCTTCCACTTCTTCGACAAACCGTTCTTCTACCTCATCATCACTTGTAAAATTGTTGTACCATTCAACTGCTTCTTTTAAATTGTTTGCTGCGACCCAATCAAAATCATTCATTCTAAAAACTTTCGGCATTTTAATTTCCCTTTCCACACAATTTGAATCACCCCCGAATCTTTGGAATCTCGCTACCGCCCAACCTCTTGCAGTCCATCCCGAACCGGCTTGAGCACCTTCTGTAAAAACTGCAGCGCAGCATGCAAGTCATAACCCTGTCTTCTTCCTTCATCCACTTCGGCCGGTCGTCTGCGATCAAGACGTTTTGCATCATTAATACCCCCTAAGCCTTTTGGACAAGATCTGATAGTCTCTTACTTGCGTTTTGGATAGTTTGCAATGTTTCTATAAATTGAGGAGGAACAGAAGTTGATAAAGCATGATCCAATTCACGTGCCAATTCCCATTTATTCACTCGCAGCCCATGTTTTCTCATAATTTCTCTGACTTCTTCAAACAGTTTTTTGTCTCTTTCAAACATTTCTTTTTCTCTTTCCAAACGTGCGATTTTGTACTCTAATTCTTTAAGTTCTTTTGCCATTTTAGAAGAGACTTTCAGACCTAACTGGCTTCTTGAAATCTTGTCTTCAACATATTGCTCAAAGTATTCTCTTTGGCTGCTAAAGAAAGGATGTTTCTCATTTTCAAGCCGACTCAAAATGATGTAGTAAAACATATCAGTCGGCATTTCTATGTTTTTAAATTTTGACTTTTTCTTAGTATAAAGGGATTGCTTTTCTGGGTTGAACCAAACTAAACCAACATCCTCTGGTAGTTCTTCCGGCTGTATCAGACCAGTCGGACAAGCAAAATAGAATCTATGACAATAATTCATATAGACTGGCCACTTATCGTCGTTAAGAAAATCCTGTCTCGAAACCTTAATTTCGTAACCTGTAATACAAGGCTTTGTCCAACTCTTTTTGATTGCTAATGCATCAATAATTGCTAATTCAGCATTCGTCCATGTCGAACCATTTTTTACTTCAGTAAGAAAGAAATCTTCATGATGTTTTTTACCTAAAGCACGTTTAATTTCATGGGCCCTTACCTTCATTTACTCACCTTCTTGGTCTGTTTTCTCCGCTTTTTCAATTCATCCAATTCAATCCAACCCCCGTATTTTTTGACATATGTAATCAATCTGAGTTTGTGGGGATATTTTTTCTCAAATAACTTTCTCTTAATCTTGAAAGCTTCGGTTTCAATCCCTTTCACATCAACTACTTCAATACTTCCATCCAGATGATGCACTTCAAAATCCGCGATATACTCTATTTTTCTATAAGACTTTCCATCTTTTTCAAATGCTTCTTGGAGCAAATACCTTGGCTGTAATCGAAAAAACAATATTTGCTTGTTATTCTGTAACCATTTCAATTGCTCATAATATTTTGCTTCGATTTTGCTATCAAACACATGACCATCAATTTCAACTTTCTTGGACTTATATTTGGCTTGTGCCATCAGTATCCACTCTCCTGGCGCTGGTGATTGACGGCATTTTTCTCCAAATAGGCTTGTTCAACTTGATCCCAGGTGAATCCAAGACGTTCACCCAAATTGAAAAAGATATAGCATACCGTTCTAAACGCTGCTCTTCTCTTAAATTTATCGTTAGAACTAATCTGGCTAACCCAATACATCAGTTCTATAAACACATCCACTGTTTCGCCTTCCAATTCCTCATCCCAAACGTATAAATACTCGGCTTTATATCCAAATTCATTCCCAATCGACAAAATGAAATGCAAGCAGTCCACGTATTCTTCAAGAAGAGGGTTTTTGTATCCTAAAGTACCTGTTCCATTACAATCCTCACACTTTGAATATTCCAAACCTGTTTGCCCTTCTAGCAGATACTCTCGACTTGATGGCCAGTTTTCGTCCCCGCTTCCATCACAAGTTGAGCAAATCACCTCAACTTTAGTTCTAGGTTCTTGATCATTTGACCAAAACTTGAAAAATCTAGCCTCATTTGCCAACTCCCCAAGCTCCACCATCAACGAAAGAATTTTCTTCGCCAGCCGATCTTCACCCTCTTGTCGCGGATGCTCTTTTTCGATGTGAGCGTCAAGCTGGCGCTGCAGCTCAAACAACTTTGATAGATTCATCGTTCATCCTCCTAAAACAATATTCCGATCAAAAAACCTATTACCAAACCAGTAAAAACGCTAAGCATTGCAAAAAACGCATAAGTCATAGTGTATGTTTTCACGATTGCACCGCCTTTTGAGTTGCGAGAATATGTTTCAAAGTATAGTAATCCAAGTCATAGATGGATTGCCCTTGATGTTCATGTATACCGAGATCGATTAACTGACGGATGAGAATTTGCCGCTTCAACTCCTGACTCAACCAGACCTTCTCAATCAATTTTCGACATCTCCCTTCCGATCTTGATTCTCTCTGCTATATACATGTGTTCAAGTTCTCCAAGTGAGAGCTCGTACAATTGCCGACCATCTTCCGCCTCGTAAATTTCGTGATTGATCAACCAATCAATTAGATACTTCTTTCGCTTTTCTACCGCTTCTTTCGCTGCCATTGCGTTTAATACCCTCCATTCTCTTTGTTAACTCTAAGAACCATTCGCGATCATTCGAATCAATCGCAATGTCGATCAATATCTGTAAATCTTCTTGATAAAGCTTTTGTTCAAGCTTTATGAGCCTATATGTTTCGAATGTCCCTAAGTTATTTTTAGGGTTGTAATAAAATCTTTTGCCTTTGCGGATGGAGTAAACTTTTCGAATTTGAGCTTCCTTTCGATTCTTAGAAATATAAGCAATATATCCGAAAATGTATTTCCCTCCGCTTTTAACTTTCACCCAGTCTCCTACTTTTAACCTCGTTACAAAACCCACAACATCCACCTCCTAAATCCTCCCTCTTCTTCCTCGGCAAATCGCTAATATCGCCACTTCGTCTGGATCACGCTCAAAATGTTCAGCAAGTTCTTGCACGATCTCAAACGATGTTTTTCCATCCTTTTTCAGCTCTTTCCAAAGCCGGTCAAATTCCTGCACTTCTTTCGAATCCCAAACAAAATTGAGGTTTTCGCAAGCTATATAAATGCCGTTCCTGCATTCCGTCATATACCGATTTTCAATCCCCGCAACAGCTTTTGCTTCTGATGCCAAACCGTTCATACGCTTTTTCAATCCTCCTTCTGTTTCGCTTCATCCGTTCATCAAAAGTGCTGTTTGCTCTGCATGTACAAGGCTGTATCTTCCATACGCCGGGAAACATCTCTGTATATGTCCGGCCTAATCCGTTGCAGTGTTTACACACTTTTCTTTTCTCCTTTCAAAAACTTCCGTTTTCTGTAATCCGTACCGTTCATAATGATTGGTTCACTGTTCATCATCATTCGGGAAAAGATTCGTTGCATGTCTTTTGTTGCTTCAAATTCTGCTGATGTAAGGTTAGTAGTGTAAATATTGTGCTTGCCTGCCCTTTGATCTATGACCTCAAACAATTTTTGTACAGACCAGCCCGAATACTCGCCCTCTGCCCCGATATCGTCAAACACTACCAAGTCAGCTTCTGCTATTGCATTGATGATTTTTTCTTCGCCTAGTTCACTGTTCTTGTTATATGTGTTTCTTATTTTTGTCAGAAGCTTAGGAGTGGAAATGAATATTGTTGCATATCCTTTTTCCTGCAATGCTTTTGCTATCGAGACAGACAAATGACTTTTTCCCGTTCCGAATGAACCTTGAAAAAACAAGTTTTTAGGATTTCTCAAATCAAATTCCTCGACAAACTGTTTTGCTTTTTGTAAAGCTTGTCCAAATTCATTTGGCTCAAAGTTTTCGAAAGTAGCTTGTTTAAGAGATTCGTTTATTAAGCTATTTTCATCAAAAATCCGTTTCAGCCTGGCTTTTTTGGCTACTTTAAGTTCATGTTTCACATCTTTTATCAGTTCGCAGTCACAACCATGTTTTTTCCTGATCAATTTCCCTTTCTGAGGGCCAAAAGGAATCGTCGCTTCCATCACCCAGACTTCCTTCCGGCATCCCAAACAACAATATTTCGCTAGAATTTTAGAATGGATATTCGTATTGAGTATTTTCGTCACCTGCTGCATGTTCTAATACACCGCCTTTGTTTTTCAGCTTGATAAGCCCCCTTCTAGCCTCGTGTTCATTGGTGTTTCTAAGAATACCTAGAGTGTACGATTCTCGCTTATCATCATGTTGCTCGATGTGTTTCCAAAGCGCAAAATGAATCTGGTTGACAGAGTACTTTCGGATTTTCTCTATGAATTTCACCAAGATATTGGCTGATATAGTGCACGTTTGCCTTGTAAGACGAATACAATCGAAATACGAGACAAGAATCTTTTTATTAACACCATGTGGAAGGGAGTTGGTTCGCAAAGCGAAATCAACAAAGATTTCAATGTCTTGGGTAGAACTCAAATTTTTGTTTTTTACCGGAGCTTCGACGATATATTCTTTTAATGTTTTATTGATGTTATTAATGCTGTTTATATATGTTGTTATAGTATGGTTATTGAGTTGGTTATTCTGTTGGTTATCATGTTGGCTGTCATGTTGGTTAATTTCTTCTTTCAAAGTGCGTTCCTCCTTACTGTCGCAAGGGTTTGAAGATTCTGTCTGTTGGTTATCTTGTTGGCTGTCATGTTGGTTATCCTGTTGGTTATAGAGTTGGTTAATTTTCGAGTTATAGTTACCTAATTTTTGGAAATCGTCATAACCTATAATTGTAATGATTAACCCTTTATTTTTTTTAAAAGGCTCAGATTTAATGTATCCATCATCTTCTAATCTCTTAATAGAACCTCTTATTTCACCTCTTGACCAACCAGTTTCATCGGAAAGTTTTAATGAAGATGTGACCAACTGCCCTCTTTTACAAAGGTTATCGTCTTTAAAATTTGCTAAATCTAAAAACAACTGATAGAGCATTTTGTCTTTAATATTTTTGAATTGCAATCGGGGCTGGATAACAAACCCCGATGCTTGTATTTTGTTTTCCATAGCCCCGATCACTCCTTACTTTTTCCTACATACCGCCTTCATGCCCTCAATCCGCACTAATTCCAATTCCGGATGAACTTTTGATAAATACCCCTTCACATATCGTTTAAAGATGGAAGGGCGATTTCTCGCACCTTCCGTCATCCAGACATAGCAATCTGGAATGTCAACAATACACTTCATGAGCTTTCACTCAATCGAATGGAAGTTCATCTTCATTTATTTCTATTTCTTCCCCTTCCAGCATTTCTGCAACTTTATTTTCTTCCTTAGGCTTCTCATTTTGTGTCTGTTCTTGTTGTTGTACATGTTTGTTTTGCTCTTGTTGCTTCACAGCTTCAAACATTAACTCAATACCTTTTTTGATAACTGGATCAGTTCGGTCTTGTTTAACAAGCCATTGCAAATAATCTGGATGCGTTTTGTAGATTTCTTTCAGTGTTTTTCCTTTATGTTTGCCGAATGTCAGTTTAATAGCCGCCGCATCCTGTGCGGTCATCGTTTCCACTTGCTCTGTTTGCGCAAATTCCTGCATATCCTCAATGTCTTGGGTGAATACTTCCGAAAGGCTAGCAAGTGTTAAGGTTGCATCTACTTGTGCACGTTTTTTTGCCATTTTTAAAACGGTATTTGCGTATCCATACGGATCCTGAAGCGTACCGTCTTTCTTTTTGTAATATTTTGGCTCTCTTGTATTACAATGCCCTACTCCCTCGGTGATCTTAATGCCGTTTTTGTAAATAAGGCATTTAACGGTGAATGCAAAGAAGCCATTTTCATAATCTTGCACTTTCTCGATAACTTCATATTCACTTGTAACACCGAACAACATCAGTATTTTTTCTGCACCTGGCTTGAATAATGTCGGTTTTGGCGTACCAGGAATAATGCCGTAATCATGATCTTTTTTGAGCGTATTTTGAATCACCATTTGAAATTGATTGATCTTAGAAAGCGTTGTTTTAACTTCTCCTAAATCAACAGAATCTATAATTGACAAAGAATTGACTTGGTTTTGGTTTTGAAGTGCATTTTCAGCCATATCATTCAACCTCCGTTTTGTAAGTGATCGTTTCTGGTTTTACCTCAACACCAGGAACAATTTGACCGTTTTCATCAACAACAACTTGTTTTCCGTTCACTTCTGCGACTTGCAAGGTCTTTTTCAAATCAGCCCATTTCAGCGATGGCTTGATATATTCATCCATTTTGTTGTCAATTACATGCTGCAAGATTGCTTTTTCGTCTGCTTTTTCCGGCTGTGCTTTCGTTTTCCTTGCTTTTGACTTGCCGTATGGAGTACTCAATGTTTTGGCTTTAGGATCATCTTGCAAAACCTTCGCATGATACTCAGAAATGAGTTGCTCAAAAAATTCAATGTTTTGCTGAATAGATTTCTTTTGTTCTTCCTCCCAGCGATCGATGCGCTCACGTTCAGCTTTGGCTAATTCAGTGATTTCATTTTCCTTCGCTTTGTATGCAGCTAATTTTCTAAATGCCCAATTGAGACTGTCGATCCCAGTTATCTGAAAACGTTGTTTTTCTTTCTCCTGCTCCGTTTCCCATTCATTTAACTCGAATTCTTGCAAACTATTCATTGTCAATCCCTCCTATTGAAAATTGATCAGTGTACCGATATACTGTAAGTAACAACATATTTTTTGACATTGAACTCACTCGCCAAAGTGAGTTTTTTTATATTTCATCAATATCTAGACCGTAAACATCATGTAAGTATTCAGTAAGATTGTCAGCGTGGACTTCTTCAAATCGGTTCCAATCCATGAAAGTCTTTTCTCCCTCAATCGGAGTACCGTAACGGTCTGTTTTCACTTTCCGTTCCGGCTCAGGATAGCCGTATTTCATAGTTCTCGTGATCGCTGGATGTTCTAACATATTTAGACCTCCTTTGAAATTCTCGCGTGTAAGGCTTTCTTGTAATTCAAAAGTCTTTTGTGACGATGAAACCATCGTCCATCTCTTTTGGCAGGATGTATTGCGCCTTGTTCTGCAACTTTTCTTGTGTAGTACGCAATATGTTTCACGTTTTTGTCCATTCAATTCACCCCTTTCTGATGGTTTTAAGGGTAGGCAGGGATTTGCACCCTGCACGCGTTGCTTCACGCGGGGCCAGCTGGCTAACCGGACCTCCCCTGCGTCTACTATTCCGCCACTACCCTGATGCAGTTGCCCGCATCAATATGGCCAGGAAGTGGGGAGTGGGAGATGTGCGGAATAGGGGGTTT